GGTTAATGGATTTTGCTTTTTTCGCATCTATGAGGATTTTTTTGGGGTGTCTCTGTCCCAGGGGAAGTGTGGTTGCTTGCTGCACGTGCACAATATGCCAAGAGGCCCAAAGGCGCCCATTCCAGGCGATCTCCTACAATCGGCGAAGTCGCGGCCAAAGCTGCGACGAACCTGCAAAATCTCACCGTTGCCGAACTGACCTCACTCAAACGCTTTCAGGCGCTCCAACAGCAAATCAAAGACACACTTCGCGCGGCCCTGCGCGATAGCGACCCCTACCTGTTCAACCGCGACCAAGTCGCCGAAATCTTCCGCGTCCATGTGCGCACAATCACCCGCTGGGCCAAGAAGGGCCGGCTCCCGGAATCCAAGAACCGAAAATGGGACATCCGCGAGGTGATTCGCGTCCTGCTCTCCACACCCGGCGACGCGGACCTGGCGCCGGACGAACGCAGCCACATCGCACGCGCCCGCCTCCTCGAACTGAAGGCTGCCACGCTCGCCAGTGAACTCATCAGCCGCAACGCCGTGTTGCGCATGATCGGTCCCGTTCTCTCCGCGCTCCGCTCCTCGATTCTCGGCATCCCGGACCGGCTGCTGCAAATGATCCCCGTCTCCCAACGCCAGGACGCGCGCAAGGAGCTCGACGATATGGCCACTGCCGCTCTCAAGGAAATCAAGGAGGCCTTCCAACATGCCGCAGGCACGTAGAAAGCGACTGATGCACCCGCGCACGATCAAGGACCTCAAACCTGGACGTCGCAGTGAAGCGATGGGAAAACTTTACGGGCAAAAAGGCGACGCGAGAGGGAAAAGGAAAATGACGACAAAGGCAGAATCGGGAACATTTGCCACGGACGAATTTCTGACCTCTCGGCTGAATGACAACACCGACCTCTGGCGCGAAGCCGCCAGCCTCCTCGAACCGCCTCAGCGCATCCACCCCGCCGACTGGATTCAGGAGCATGTCACGTTGCCGGAGGGCGTGAGCCCCTTGCGCGGCCGCGTCCGTCTTTTCGCCTACCAGGGCGGCGTGCTCGATGCGGTGCACGATCCCGGCGTTCGTGAGATTATCCTCTGCTGGGGTACGCAGCTCGGCAAGTCGGCGATCTGGCAGTGGCTAATCCCATATTATGCCTGTGTCAATCCCGCGCCAATCATGGTCGCGTGCGCCGACCGCGACAGCGCCAAGCACACCTCTCGCCTCCGCATGTACCCGATCCTGCGCGCCTGCTGGCCCGCCGCACAGCTCCTCCCTGCTCGCCGCGAGCAGGACACGTTTCTCGTCAACCTCCTGCACACGTTTCTCCGTTTCGGGTGGTCGGGCTCGGTCAGCTCGCTTGGCAGTGACGCCATTTTCTTCCTCGTCTGCACCGAACTCGACAAATGGAATCGCGACGCGACTGTGGATGCCGACCCCGAAGACCTGGCGATGAACCGGGTCAAAGCATTCGCGAACCACAAAATCATCAAGGAGTCCACACCGACACGCGAGGACGTTTCCCGCATCTGGCGCAACTACCAGCACTCAGACCAGCGCGAGTACTACGTGCCCTGCCCCCACTGCGGCAAATACCAGGTCCTCAAGTGGGGCACACGCGACCCCGACAGCCCCGGAGTCAAATGGGAGAAAGGCGCAGACGGCCATTCCGACCCCCTCACCGCCTTAGCCACCGCCTGGTATCAGTGCGCCCATTGCAAGGGCAAAATCCGCGACGAACACAAATTCGCCATGCTCCGCGACGGCCGCTGGCTGAAGAAAGGCCAGACGATCAAAAAGAATGGGGTGGTCGAGGGCGCGGGCCTCACCTCGCCCCGCGCGGGCTTCCACTTGAGCAGTCTCTATTCGGTGATCAGCACCTGGGGCGACATGGCGCAACTGTTCCTGGAGAAAAAAGAGCAAGGCCACCGAGGCCTCCAGGACTTCATCAACAACTGGCTGGCGGAGCCCTGGCGCGAGACGCACGATGCGCCGGAATGGGAGAAGGTTGGAGAGCGACTCCGGACCGACATCCCGCCCCGGCTCGTGCCCGATGACGCCCTGATACTCACCGCGGGCGTGGACGTGCACGAGTACCGGGTCAACTACATCGTGCGCGCTTGGGCAGCCCACCGCACGTCATGGCTCATAGATTTCGGCGAATGCGCCGAACTGGAGGAGATCAAGGACCTTGTTCTCGATGCGGAGTACCCGCGGCTGAACGGGGAGGAAAAGGTGGCCGTGACAAAGTGCGCGATTGACTCCGGCTATCGCCCCGACCAGACCTACGACTTCTGCCGCAACGTCGGCCCCCGCGCCATTGCCGTGAGAGGTCAGGCGAACTGGCGCGCCCCGTGGACAATCGGGAACATTGACATCAATCCGCGCACGCGCAAACCGTATCCGGGCGGCCAGAGAATCTATCATGTCCACGTCAACCACTACAAGCCGGAGGTTCAGCACCTGCTGAAAAACGGCCCACCCGCCGGCGAGCCGGGCGCGTTCAATCTGAACAGCGCGGTTACTGAAAACTATCTGCGGCAGCTCTGCGGCGAGGCCCTCGTCAAGACCCGGAACAAACGCGGCTTCGAGGTCGAGGAATGGCACGTCGTGGATACGAGCGTAGGAAATCATTTTTGGGATGCGGAGATTTATTCTTGGGCCGCGGCGGACATCGCGGGGCTGCGCCGGCTGACACAGCAGAAAACAGAAAGGCCGCTCAAACTCTCGGAACTCCAGCGACGGAAGAGAGGAGAGCGAAACGGCAGATGAACACGGCACGAGGAGGAACCACGGATGAACACGGATAGACACGGATATGGGCGGTGAGACTGAATGAAAGACAAGGGGATCGTCTGTCCTAAATGTGGCTGCGCGGACTTTCGCGATGGGCAAGGGCGCCCGTGGCGGACTGCGAAGACCATGAACATCCCCGGAGGCATCCGCCGCTACAAAATCTGCCGCCATTGCGGCCACCGCATCCGCACTCATGAGCAAATCAATCGCATCGCAAAACAGACCTGAAACCTCAATATTGCAAGAAAAAGGTCTATATATAGACCATTTCAGGATTTTTCTTGACATTTGCCGTCCCCGTGTTCTATATTTCAGAAGTAGAGACGTTTGAATCTTGAATCGTATTCCCCGGCCTGATCAGCCGGAAACCGACAGAACATAAAGGCTGTGCAGGAGCCTGCACCTCTTGCACAGCCTTTTTCTGTCACCTGACATCATCCGTTGCTGTTCGCTATCCGTGGCCGTTCTCTGCGTTCTTTGCGTCTTTGCGGTGAGGACAAATGGCAACAACACCCTCCGAGATCATTGCCGCGATTGATGCCGCGATCTTGAAATGGGCCGATGAACCCCTGACCATTGCCGTCGCCGGTCGCAACATCCAATATCGCACGCTCCAGCAACTCCGCGACGCCCGCGACTACTACGCCAAACTCCAGAAGGCAACAAGCACGACGCGCCCCTTCTTCTTCCAGAAACTCAAAGCAGGCGGACCCCGATAATAGGCAGACTCCCGAATGAGCTTATTCCATCGGCTCAACAAGGCAATCAATCGCGCGATCCTGGGCAAAACGAAGACCCCGCCCGCAGTCCGCAATCCGAAATCCGCAATCCGCAATCGGATAGTCTTCCCCGGCGGACGCGCCCGCTCTTATGACGCCGCCGCCACCGGACGCCACTTCGACACCCACTTCGTCGAGGCCGACAGCAAGGACGCCCAGAGCCTCATCTCCGCCGACCTCCCGACTCTGCGCAACCGCGCACGATACGAGATCCGAAACAACGCCTACGCCCAGGGCATCGTCCAGACCTTTGCCAACGACGTCGTCGGCACCGGCCCCTCGCTCCAGGTCAAAACCGGCGACGACAAGCTGAACACGAAAATCGAAAATGACTTCCGCGAATGGAGCGAGCTCTGCGACCGCGCCGGCCGCCTGAGCTTTGCGGCCATGGCTCGCTTGGCGATCATGCAGCTCATGGAATCCGGCGAATGCCTCCGCCTCTTTCAGTCCGATGACGCCTCAAGCATTCCCGTGCATCTCCGGCTGCTTATGATTGAACCCGACCGCCTCTCATCGCCCTGGATGGCAAGTGCCGAAAAGGTGCGCGATGGCATCGAGATGGACGACTATGGCAAGCCGATCAACTACTACATCCTGACAAAGCACCCCGGCAGCACGTACAACATGAAACCCGACGATCAGGAAGCCATCGCCGCCGACCAGGTCACGCACCTGTTTCGCGTGGATCGCCCCGGCCAAATCCGCGGCGTGCCCTGGATCACGCCCTCGATCCCCCTCTTCGCGCAGCTCCGCCGCTACACGCTCGCTGTCATAGACGCCGCCGAGACCGCCGCGGGGATCTCCGCGGTCATGGAGACCGACTCGCCGGACGCCGGCGCGGCGGACGTCGAGTCAATGGACGAGATCGAACTCGCCCGGAACGCCATGCTCACGCTGCCCGGCGGCTGGAAAGCGCACGGCTTCTCCGCTGAGCAGCCGCCGACCACTTACAAGATGTTCAAGGCCGAAATCCTCAACGAGATCGCCCGCCCTTTCAACATGCCCTTCAACGTCGCCGCCGCCAATTCCAGCGGTTACAATTATGCCTCCGGCCGCCTCGACTGGCAGGTGTATTTTCGCGCAATAGTCGTGATTCAATCTTGGCTGGGCCTGCATTTTGGGGACAGCGCATTCTTTGCCTGGCTGCGTGAGGCGTCGCTCATCCCCGGATATTTGCCGAGTCGCCAGCGGCTCGACCGGCGCAACGTCACCACCGAATGGTTCTGGACCAAAAAACCGCACGTTGACCCGATCAAAGAGGCCAACGCCCAGCACATCCGCCTGAAAAGTCTGACCACAACCCTTGCCGAGGAATACGCGCAGCAGGGGAAGGATTGGGAGCGGCAGGTCGAGCAGATCGCCCGCGAACGGAAGAAGCTGGCGGAACTGAACCTGTCAATCGAAGACGTCGCCTCCGGCGCCAAACGCAGTTATGAGGACGATAGCGATGAGTAAGAAAAAGGCCTTGCGCAGGGCGCGCAATCACAGCAACCTCGGCAAGTTCGCCATTCGGTCGCTGGCTCCGCAATCCGCAATCGAATCCCGTCCCTATCCCAACGAGCACGCCTGCCGACTCGTTGACCCCGCAAAGTGCGACAAAAACAAGTACGTCCGGGTCGAGCGAAAATCGGCAAGCAAGGGCGGCAAAGTCTATTCCGTTATCCGCAGCGTGCTCAAGGCGACCGGCAAATGGGTTGACCAGGCCTATCGTTATCCGAAGAAAAACTGGGCGCCGTCCGAGGCTCGCAGCCATTGCAAAGATCACAAAGGCACGTTCGAGCAGGCACGTGACGCAGACAAGAGAGCTGACGAGGGCAAATACGACTGCGAGTGCATCAAGTGCCACTACACCATGAAATCGGATCAGCACTGCGCGACCCTCAAATGCCCCAAGTGCGGCGGCCAGATGCGACGCAAGGAACGCCCGGGACCCGGGCAGCCGGGACAAAAAAATGATGAAGGCGGAGAATCCGGACTCACAGTTCGCGCCTATACGCTCGAACCGCGCAGCCTGAACGAAGAGGACCACAGCGTTGAGACGGTCATGGCCAGCGAGCAGCCGACGCTCGCCCTGGATCTGCGCACGTTCAGCCTCGTCAATGAAATCCTGCTGATGAGCGGTGCGCGCATGCCCAAGCAGATTCCGTTGCTCGATAGCCACGATCGCACGACGATCAAGAAGCAGCTCGGCTCGACGCGTGACATCAGGATTGAGGGCGATAAACTGATCGGCCGCGACTACTTCAGTTCCGTCGCCGATGCCCAGGAGGCCTTTACCAAAATTCGCGAGGGCCATGTGACGGACCATTCCATCGGCTATCGCGTCCACAAATCGCTCATGATCAATCCCGGCAAGTCCGCTGAGATCAACGGCCGCAAATTCACCGCGTCAGCAGAACGCGCGGTGCGCGTGACAACCGACTGGGAACCGAAAGAGAATTCCGTCTGCCCCGTCGGGGCGGACGTCATGGCAAAAGTTCGTTCCGCAAGCGATGCCGCTCAGGAGCGGCATCAAGTTTCTTCTCAGGAGGACAGAGACATGGATTTTGAGAAATGGCTCGAAGAACGTGGCTTCAAGCTCGACGACCTCGGCGACGCCCAGCGCGCGGCGTTGGAGGCCGACTACAAGGCCGAGCAGGAGCGCGCGGCGGCTGATGCGTCGGGTGAGGCCGACGCAACCGACGATCAGACGGCAGTCGTCAGCCGTCAGTCGTCAGCCATCAGCGATCAACTTAAGGCCGAGGCGCAGAAGGCGTTGGCGGAGGCCCGAAAGGCCGAGGGCGAGCGCGTCGCCGCCATCCGCGCGGACGCCGGCGAGGACATCGCAAAGGAGACCGTCGAGAAGCTCATCAGCTCCGGCGCGAGCATCGAGACCGCGCGGGCCGAGTTCCTGAAGAGCATCCGCGAAGCGCGAGCGAGCGGGGTTGGTGCGCCCGCCATCCACACGCCCGATGGCAACGCTGCGCGCGAGGACCTGGAGGCCGCATTGCTCCTGCGCGCGGCCGAGTACGACAAGATCGTCATCGAGGACTATGGCGAGGAACGCGCCGAGCGCGCTCGGCGCTTCCGCGACCTGGCGCTCGTTGACGTCTGCCGCCTCAGTCTGCAGCTCGACGGCCGCGACGCGCCATTGGGACGCGAGGAGATGATCCGCGCCGCGTTCAGCACGGCATCGCTCCCGCAGATCCTCGGGGCCGTCGCCAACAAGGCCCTGCTGAAGGGCTACAAGACGGGCCGCGAGACCTGGCGGAGTTGGTGCAGCATCGGCTCGGTCGCCGACTTCAAGACGCAGACGCGGGCGAGGCTGACCGATACCGGCGAGCTGGAGGAGGTCAACAACGCGGGCGAGGTTGCGCATGGTGGGGCCGAGGAGGAATACGAGCAATTCAACATCGCCACCTACGCCAAGCAGTTCAATATCACGCGCCAGAACGTGATCAACGACGACCTCGGCGTCTTCACCCGAACTCCTCAGCGCATGGGCCGCGCGGCCAGCCTGCTCATCGCCAAGCTCGTCTATACGCACCTGCTGGCCAACGCAGCCATGCAGGATGGGACTGCGCTCTTCCACGCCGATCATGACAACTTGAATACCACGTGCGCGCTGGGCACTGCAGGCAAGCTCGGCGTCGCGCTCCAGGCATTCCGCAACATGACCGACAAGAACGGCGACCCGATTGACATCGAACCCGCCGTGCTGCTCGTTCCGACCACCCTCGAGGAAACGGCGGCCGAGCTCATGATCAGCGAGTTCCTGATCGCGACCGGCAGCACCGACAGCAAGGTGCCGTCGAAAAACATCTACAAGGGCCGCTTCACCCTCGAGGCCGAGAGCCGGCTGGAGAACAGCACGTACACCGGCTATTCCACGAGCACCTGGTTCCTGATGGGCAACCCCTCTGACGTGGACACCATCGAAGTCGCGTTCTTGAACGGAAAGCAGGAGCCGACCATCGAGCGGTTCGGCATCACGGCCGACATCAACGTGTTGGGCATCGGCTATCGCGTGTATCTCGACGTGGGCTGCAAGTCGCTGGACTTCCGCGGCATGCAGAAGTGCACGGCGTAAGTTTGGCAATCAGGGGTTAGGATTTGGGGGTTTGGGATATGAGAATACCCCAGCCCCCAACCCCGGAACCCGTTTTCTGCGTGATCTGCTCGTGCTTCGCAGCGAAGCGTCGTTGCTTCGCAGAGTAGTACGTAATCTGCGGATCCAGTTAGGAGATCAATCATGACTCTTGAAGCACAGATGTACAAAGAGGGCAAGTCGCTTGACCACACGGCGGCCGCGGCGATCACGGGGGGCGATGTGCAGAACCTCGGCGGACTCGCCGCCGTGCCGCCGAACGACATCGCGGCATCGGCCGATGACGCCCTGGCGATCGCGGGAATCGTGAAGGCGGCGCATACCGCGAGCGTGGGCAAAGTCGGGCAGCCGGTCTGGTGGGACGAGGATGGCGATCCCTACGGGGGGACTGCGGGCACTGGCGCGGCAACCACCGTCGCCTCAGCAGGCGACTTTTTCATGGGCTGCCTGGCAGCCGACACGACGGCGACCAGCGCGTACTGTTACGTGCTGCTCAACGCCGAGAGCCCGCAGTGGCCCGCGTGGGCGAATAAGCCCCACGAGACGAAATCGGCCAACTACACCGTTGACGCCTTGGACAGCGGCAAGGTGATCCACGTGGACACCGACGCCAAGACGATCACGCTGCCCTCGACAATCGCCGGTCTTGACGTGATCTTCGTCAATGACGGCGACGATGCCGGTGTGCTCCTGACGCTGGCTGTCGCTGCCGCGGACAAGATCATGGGACCCGACGTCGCGGGAACCGACACCAAGGGCCAGCTCAACACGAAGCTCACCGCCAAACGCGGCGACTTCCTGCACCTCGTCGGCGATGGCGCCGACGGCTGGTTCATCGTCGAGAAGCGCGGCACCTGGGCCGAAGAGGCGTAAAGCGATTGCGGAATGCGGATTGCGGAATGCGGATTGCGGAATCCAATCCGCGGACCGCATGACTTGTTCGGCGTCATCAGCCCGGGCGGGACTTCGCCTCCTTCACCCGCCCGGGCGCCGTTGCCGTTCTCTGTGTTCTCGGTGATCTCTGTGGCAAGGCGTAAGCCATGTCTGAATTTGATGACCACATAAAAACCGCCCATGCGCACATCTTCACCGTGTATGGAGATTCCGTTACCTATACGCCAGACGGCGCCGAGGCCAAAACCATCACCGCGGTATTCACCGAGGAACCCCAGGACACGCGCGAGCTCGATGACGGCCCCTGGCTCGTGCGCACAGCAACGCTCTTTATTAGTACCGCGGCCAGCAATGGAATCGAAAGCCCGGCCCGCGGCGACACCGTCCTCATCAATTCCGAAACGTGGACTGTGGGCGATGTGAATCCCGAACCCGGCGACGCCGCCGACCTCGAACTCATTCTCCCGGTCCGAAAATACGTCGCTGGCGAAGGACACAGAACTAGTATGGAGAAATAGGATTGAATTATCCTCCAAACATCGTTTCAGATGTTGACCGCTACCGCTATCTCTACGCGGCGATGGAGGCCATGCGTCTCAAGCACAATACGCGGGCGGGCGACTCCTCAGCGAAGGCCAATAGATTCCGGGCCGAGTGCAAGAAAGTCCGCTTTCGCCTATTCGAAGACATTCTTACACTTCGCCACAGAGTGGGAACGCCAGGCTACAAGCGACCGAAGGATGGGGCACCAGATGACCCCCGGCTTCGCCTGCACAAGGTTCAAGGAAAGGCGGCGCACAAGGACGTTGACCTGAAAGCTCTGACTGGCGTTGACCTCGACAAACTGGATGGCGCGCTGCCACTTGGCCCCGACCCAACGGAAGACCTTAGCACTTTTACAAACCATGACGAGAATGGCGACCTGACGCTGACTGCGCCAAAGGCGGATGTGGACACCCTTCGCAACGATGCGTCATGCTATGTCTATGACGACAAGGGAGCTGCTCACTTCGGCGATGGCATAGACCATGACTTCGAGATTTACTGGGACAGTGCAGTTACCACAGGCAGAGCAGTTGCATGGGCACTGAGTAACAGTACTACCTCGTATTATTTATGGGGCACACAACATGCCGAGGCTATTGCCCTACTGCTGTACGGCGGGACTGACAAGTGGTATGTCTGGGACTTCGAGGACGGTGGTGGTGACTATGCGACAGCCGCCAATGTCCCCCAATCCACCCTGCATTACTGCACCGCATCACGCTCTGGCACGGCCGTTACGCTTGACTTCTACAGTGATTCAGGGCGCGAAACTCTTGAGGACTCGATAGTTACCGGGGTTATAGCGGACCGAACTTATCAGTACGTTTTTGTTGCGAATAGCTATGACCAAGCGGCCGCGTCCGCGAGCAACCTTACGTTCTATGTTCAGAACCTTGACCTGAATGAGGGGGGCGGCCCGCCGGCCGCCAAAGCCGCGGAGCAACAAGCCTGGAAATTCGCCTTTCCCTGGGGAGCGCGATAAATGGACGGCTCATTTGAAGCGAAGAAAAGTACCGACAACTGGTTCCCCATCCGCCTTGTGGATTCTACTGACCTCTACTCGCCTGAACCGAGCAAGGCATTCGGCGACATCACATGCAAATATGGCTTCGAGGCCGCGACCTCCGAGTCCACATATAGCGTGACGACGAATGATTGGAAGGAGCAGGGCGATGGCAATTACTGGCTCAGAATCGGCGCCAGCGAGTTCACATCCGAAGGCAAATACATCGTCAAGATCGAGTGCTCCGGCTGCCACGACTACAACTTCGTCGTCGAGGTCCGGGACAAGACGATCGCCGAACTCATGGATGACGTGCTTACTGTGGATACCGTCGTGGACGCCATCAAGGCCATCACCGACAACCTGCCGAACAGCGGTGCGCTAAATGACCTGGCAACTTTGGCCGCTCGCCTCACCGCCGCTCGCGCCGGATACCTCAACAAGCTCAATGTCAGCGGCACGCTCGCCCACAGCGATGCGGCGGCCACTTACAAGGCCACCGGCTTCAGCACACATGACGCGGCCGCTGTCGTGACCGCGTTATTCGCTAAGACCGGGATCACGGCGGGTGGAACTGCGTCATTCGAGGACCTCGTGAAGGCGTTCTACGCCCTGGCGCGGGGAAAGGTCTCTAAGAGCGGCGACGCCTACACGTTCTATGACGATGATGACACGACCGCCCTGTTCACGCTGACGATTGCGGCGGCTTCGAGGACCACAGCTTAATGAGTGTGACAATCGCCGACATGCAGAGCGTTGCAACCGCAGGCTGGTGGATCACCAGCGGAGGCTCTCCGCCGGCCGAGCCCACGTTGTCCGTGAGCAATGATGGCGATGGCGACGCGATCACGGCCGCCGTGGATGGCGATGCAGGCGTGACGAATCGCCTGTTTTATCGCAAGACTGCCGACGCCAGTTGGACCGTTGGCAATACGCGCGCAGGCGATGGCGACATTGCCCAGGCCGGCCTCGACGCCGAGACTTGGTATGACTTCGTCGTCGTCTCTGACGATGGCGGATATTACAGCGTGCCCAGCAAGCCGGCCAGCGTCTATGTGACCGCCGGCGGTGGAACCGATGGCACGGGCATGATGGGCCTGGCCCTGGAAAACCTTCGCGAGCTGCTCGCCGCTTCCAGCAACTTCCAGGACTGGATCGGCGCTGAAGGCACGGAGGATGAACGGATCGCCGCAGCCAAACTCCGCATCTACCGCGTGGCAAAAGAAACCCCTACACGTCCGTTTGCCGTCGTTCGCTTTGCCATTCCCGGAGAATGGGAAAGTGAGGCCATCGCTGGCGGCGCCAAAGGCCATTACATAGACCGCGGCACTCTCGAACTGTTTTTTGAGGCCGATGTCGCCTCCGCCCAGCAGGATGAAACCAAGTTTGACGAGGCCGAAATCCTGTTCCTCAACAAGACCGACAGCATCATCAGCGACATGATGGACCTCGCGGGCTCAGGCGCCTATCTCCACGTTCGGAGTTTCGCCGTTTCATACGGCCCCGTGCGTTCAGCCAAAGGCCAGGGGGAGTTCTACCAAATCGGCTATCGCATCGAATACGGCCTGACCAGCACCATCGGATAGGAAATCCGCAGATGCTACTCTGCGAAGTGGCACTTCGCTACGAAGCACGAGTGACGCAGATGACGCAGATGGCGAAAAGACAAGAAAGCAGTTGAAGGCTGATGGCTGAAAGCTGAGAGCTGAACAATGTTCATTGGACATATTGAGATCACTGGCGGGCCGAAGGTGATCAAGAAACAAATGAATCGCCTGGTCCGCGAGGCGATGGAAGCGTGTGCGATGCACTGGCACGAAAGCTTCCGGCCGATCCACTTCACCCGCGAGGGGTTCAGCCGCTATCACTATCATAAGCGCTCTGAAAAATACCTACGGCGGAAAATACGCGAGAAGGGCCACGCGGACCCGCTTGTGTTCAGCGGCAAAACCCGCGAGCAGGCGAAGAAAATGTACCTGCGGACGAGCGCCCGACGCGCCACTGGCGAGCTGCCCGTGCCCAAATACATTACGCAGTTCCATGGCGGCAAGCACGCCTACGAACTGACGAAGATCCTCAAGAAAGAGGAGAAGGTTATTGCCAGGCTGGCGGCCGACAACGTAGCCGGGGCCATCAATAATCTCCAGGAGCGCGAAACGATCAAATTCTGAAATGAGATTCAAGATTGAAGATTCAAGATTATGGCCGGCAACGCCTGAATCTTGAATCTTGAATCCTGAATCCTGAATTCCGAAAGGAGTGAAACGATGAGTGTCGCAAATCTTCACACGCTCTACGCCGTGGACGTGGACCCGATCACCGAAGCAAACGCTGTGTTCATTGATCAGCTCACGAACTACGGCCTTGACCCGGGCATCGCCGAAATCCTTCAGAGGTCCGGCGGCGAGGTGGACCCGACATACGTCGCGACCATGGGCCAGAGTCCGCGCATCACCTTCACATCCACCGCCCTTGCCACAATCCTCGCCGAGATGTCCAACAAATTCCTCCTCAGCGGAATCAAGATTGACTCCGATGCGACGCATGATGGCCTCGAATGCTTCTTCCAGAAGATCGCGGAGGGCGGCGCGCGCGCCAGCGGCAGCGTGCATATCAAGATGACCGTGAACGAGGGCCTGCTTCTGCCACGGGCTCTGAGCGCTGCGCAGGAGGGCGTTGCCTCGCTCGCTCTCGAAGCCATCATCGGCTATGACGGGACGAACGACCCCATCGTTATTGCCAACAATCAGGCGCTCATCGGCGCGCCAGCCGTCGGCGAGCTTTTCACGCTCGGACCGGTCAAAATTAATGGCACAACCCTCAGCGGCGTCATTGCCGTGACAATTGACCCCGGCATCGCGGAGATCGTCCAGAGCGGCGACGGCCAGCCCTGGCCAAGCTTCATCGGCATCATCCAGCGTGAACCTTTGATCACGATCACCACGCTCGAAGCGATCAGCCTCTCCACATTCGGCCTGGCTGGCGCTGCCCAGGACGCGAGTGATTCCCTGATCTATCTGCGGAAGATGGTCAAAGGCGGGACGCGAGTCGCCGATGCGACGGCGGAGCACATTTCGTTCAGCATAGACGAGGGCCAAATCCGCGTGCGCAACATCACGGCTGCCCAGGGCGGCACAGTCGCCACGCAAGTCGAGATCCGCCCGACGTGGGACGGAGCGAATGACATCCTCATCATCAATCCCGCAACGGCAATCACGTAAGAAAGGGAGACATCATTCAGATGGCTGGTTTTCTCTACTATGTCCCGGAGTCGCTGACAATCGGCGAATTCCGGCGCTCGCATCTGACCCGTTTTGGTGAAGTTTTGAGCCTCGCCACGCGTGGCGTCGAAGCCGGACCCGATGGCAAGTCCGGGACTATCCTCGTCATCGAACGGGAGCACAAACCCCGCCCCGGCTACTTTGCGGAACGGCAGGAGTGGCAGCAGGCGCCGGGCGCGGCTTGGTGGGTGGGATGGGAACGTGAGAGCCGCCCGATCCCCGTTGATTTGCAGCGTGACGAAGTTGTGGCCGGGCATGAGATCAAACTGGAGGATGGAAATTTGTGGACCATTCCGCTCGTGCGACTAGCGATGGGCGGAAGCGCTCTGGACCAGAGGCTACGGCTGCGCGCCGATGGGGGACTCATAGAACAGCCATTGCAGCGATACGCCGCGATCACCCGGCTGGCCGAGCAAATCTGGCAGCTTGTGCGCGGCCAGGCCGATCAGGAGGAACCGGCAATCGAGGTCGAATGGGATCATGCCATCCAAGCGCTTGCCATGAACTATTATCTCGCGGCGGAAGAAGTCAGCGTGCTTGGGCTGCTGACGAAAAAGCGCATCGGCGACATTCTGCTCGCGCTTATAGACTGGCCGACGTTCACAAAGCTGCTCAAGGAGATGAATAAAAAAAAAGTTCCAGTGTCCGGGGAATCCAGTACCGGCTCTGGCGAAACGGACTCGCCCCCAGCTACGCGCCCACATTCGCCGACATCGAGCTCTGGTTCAGAGGATACTAAAAGAAAGGAAGAAGGATGAAGAATGAGTGATGAATCAGACTCGCTGATTCATCATTCTGCATTCCGCCTTCTGCGTTTACAAAATGGCTAAAGCAAAGGTGGTGTTTGAAGGCGACGCGGCGAAAGCCATTCAGCAGGTGGATAAGCTCACCGGCCAGGTGCAGAAACTCCAGCGGCAGCTCAGCAAGGCCAAGACCACGGGCAAGAAGGCGGGAGACGACACCGCGGGCGCCCTGGGCAGAGCGGGCGGCGAGGCCATGCGATTCGCGGCCGCCATGACAGGCGTCGGGAGCGCCGTCGGCGGCGTCATGATGATCGTCAATCAACTGAAACGTGAGTACGAGAACCTCGTCCAGCGCCAACGCGAGGCCGCCCAAACACAGTTATCTCTGGCCCAAGCTCGTGCCGGCGCGCTTTATCAAGTTCCTAGCGAGATGCGTGCTGAGGCCGGTGCCATTGTCGGCCGGATAGCGACGCGCGCCCAAGTGTCGCAAGCGGAAGTATGGCGCGCATATGGTCCCGCTTGGAGTGCCAAAGGTCCATTGCCCATGCCAGCGTTTGAATCTGCCTTGGGTGTGGGCATGACGCTTCGCGGTGTCATCGGCCCGGAATTTCAGGCAGGCCCTTTTGCCGGTGGTCTGATGGACATCATGCGATTCACTGGTATTCAACAGGGACAACGCGCCTACGGATATGCCGGGCAGTTCGGACGAGCGGCAAGAATCGTAGATCCTCGACTTCAAACGCGCGCACTTGCACAGGCTCTGGCGGCAGGAGTACCCCGAGGGTTTACCCCAGAACGTGTAGGCGAACTCCTAGCCTATTTCACGCAGATGGGAGCTGATCCTACTGGCGAACTCTCGACAACAGGATTAATCAATCTTATGACACGTCTTGAAAAGGACATTTATCCTACTGAAGGACCTCGCGGCCGCGTCACGTGGGGTCCAGTACCAGGCGCGACCGGGCCGGAACGGCTTGCGGCTCTTCAGGAACGTCTGCGTAAGGCGTCGCCCAGCTTGCGCAGAGAAATATTTGGGAAAATAGGTGGAGAGGCAAAAGTCCTGGAGGCTATCCAAGGCTTGCTTCTGAGAAAGCCCGGAGCCATGGGTGTGCTCAGGGCCGCGGAAACAGCGATTACTCCGCCGACAGCACAAGGACTCGAGCGAGCCTTTGAGCAATACATGGCCGACATCAGACAGGGACGAGTACAGCCGGTCAAGGATGTAAGCCTGGCTTTGGACAAGTTCACTGAGGAGATGCGCCGAACTTCTCCCGAGGCGCTCGCCGGTGCGATCCGGCCAAGGCTCGTCGCGGGACTGCGCGCGGCTGGTGTAAGCGACATTGAACAGCGAATGGAAAAATGGAAATTCGAGAAAGAGGCGGTCTTTGGAACCCAACAGGATGTCATAAATGTTACATTCGGCATTCTCTCTCGCCTCAAGAGCAAAGCTCCTTTTGCTCCTTACAAAGTGTATCCAACCAAGTTTCGAGCTGGGGCATTTGGTGTCGGAGCGGCCGAGGAAGAAGGCCGGCCTTTCGCAGTTTCAGAAGGTCGCATCGAGGAGATGCGCTCGCGAGGCTACCGCATCGAGCCCCATCCCGAGTTTCGACCCGAGAGTCTGGAAGATCTTCGAGCGCTTCACTCAAAATTGGCACAGATAGACGACCGCCTGAAGAAGGGTCTTGACGTCAACCTCAAAAGCAGCGACCTCACAAAAACCGAAACTGTGACGCCGCCGCCGGGAGAATAGATGGCAACGCCCAGCATCGGGTCAATTCAATTCACATCGCTGATCGGCCGCGTGACGAAGCCCGGGAAGCAGCCGACGGACATTACGTGGCCGGGGATGGACGGACACGGTTACTTCAATATCGGCAAACGCGCGCCGCTCTCGCAGCTCATCACGCTCTGCGATCTCGACAGCGCGGGGGCCGCCGAAAGCCATCATTCCGACTGCGTGGATATCAAGGGGTCGCTGCAGACCGTCACCTATGCGGACGGACAAAACGACACAAACGTGGCGATCGTTGAAGTCGTGGAGGTGAGCGTGAATCATGTGAAGAGCGCGGTTGGCGGGCTCGGGTCCGCGGCCGACCGCTACGTCGTCACGCACCGTTGGACGGTTCACAAAGTAACTTGAATCGTGAATCATGAGCATCGCTGACTATCCGACAATCAAAATCTACACAAAAGCCTCCTGGGCGGCGGCGTGGACCGAGCGCTCGACGCTGAAACCGGTTTCCGTCGTGGACGTTGCCGCGCCCGAAATGTCCAAGGCCGTCATCGTGCAGTATTTCGGCGAGCACAATCTCGCGCAGCGCGACACGTTCGCCGCCGAAGATAAGCTCGACCTGCTCGATCAATACGTTCAGATAGACTGCGCCAGCCCGGACTTTCAGTGGACAGGGATCGTCATTGACCAAACCACGGAGGAGCTCGGCCGCGACGTGGCGAATCCCACCGGGACTCGCACATTCGTCGCCTACGGCCTCGATCATATCCTCGATATGACGCCGATAGAGGGCTCCTGGTGCAAGAAGTCAACGGGCGACGTCTATCACATTCATCGCTCCCTGACGTTCAACGTCTCACACGAGCGGGGGGGGACGCTTCTCGGAAATCGGACCGCGCAGACGGGCTATTCCTGGTACTTTGAGGACAACGCGCAACTATGGACGATCAAAAACATCCTCGAATATCTGCTTGCCCACTACTGCGTCGCTCAGGGGCCAGACTGGGAGCTCGGCGGCCTGATAGACGACCTCGATCAGATCACGGAGATCGTGAGTCTCGACGGTCTGACGGTGCGCCAGGCGCTGAACAAGCTCATTGACCGGAGGCGCGGATACGGTTGGTGCATTCGGTCCATCGGCGCCGGCACTGCGACGATCCACATCTTCAGTCTCTTCGCAGAGCATGTAATTGTCGGGGATTTGGCGTTCTCAAAAAACGCTGAGCAGGGTGCTGTGGACATGGGCGAGAAGCATGATCCACGCCGCATCCTCACGTCATCGAGTTACTCTCGCGTCTATGATCGAGTCCGCGTGCAGGGGGGGCGGATCAAGGCGTGCTTCAACGTGCGGGCCCGCGCGGAGCCCGAGGCGGACGAGGCTCTCATCGCTGACTGGACGGCTGAGGATGAGCAGGCCTACAAGGATGGCGCAAAAAACGTGGCTGGATACAGCGATTGGCCGGCTTGGCTCAAAAGAGAGGAGAACGACCGCGTGCGCGCTGCGGCGCGGTTTAAGGATGTGTACTCGAAGTTCAGGATCCGCGACGACTGGGGCTGGGGCGGGAACACTCCGGCTAACCTCTCGATTGGAAGCGATGACGATTTCATTCTGAACGGCAAGCTGTGCTACCTCGCTTCAAACCGTTATCCCTGTGGGCGACCGTTGTTGCGATGGCTGCCGCTGAAAGAAGGCATAGATTACAGATGGCCCGCGACCTGGACGCACACGGGAAAAGATGGGCTCCCATTCCGCGCGCCATTTGTTCTTGTCCCTCATCCGGAGACCGACAGAAACAGCGTCTCCTGGATAGCCGGCCGGTGGCTGTACGTTGATGATCTGCGAGATCCCGACTTCCCGAATGGGCGGGTGAGCATGGAGGATCGAGGATCCGCCCTCCGGATTCAGTTTTCGCCGAATCATCTGTTCGCGAGCCCCGATGACTGGGCGGGTCACGAGCCGAGCAAGGATGCTCCACTTTGGGAGGCCTGGAGATTGAAGGCATTGGTCGCCATCGAACTCGATGAGCGCCTTACGGTCGAGGTGCAATGCGGCTCAGCCCCGTCAGCCGACTTCGACCGCATGGTGGTAATCGGCGTGCCAGATGCTGAACTCTGGTATATCATCGCCACGAGCGACGTGGGCTTGTATAAAGACGGTTCCCCTGTGGCGATTTCCATTCACACCGATGCATCAAATCTGGTGAAAAACGATGAGGGCAGCATCGTAGCGTACTTGCTCCGCGACGATTCGCCCCGCCTGCGGGCCATCGCCCTTCTAGCCCGCGAGTGGTATGGCATCCCCCATGCCTCCGGTTCGTTGCAGATCAGCAAGCTCAAGGACTTCGCCAAACCCGGCAAATACATCACAAATGCGACCTGTAACAGCGGCGCATTCAGTGTGCCGATTAATAGCGTCGTGACGAAGCAGGCATGGGATTTTGAGAGTGGCACGACCACTATAGACCTCTCCTGGTGGGATGTGGATTGGCGGCGGGTCGCTCCGATGAACATCCCGGGCTACGTCGGACAATCGGAATTCGTCCGCGAGATGAACCGGGCGGCCCAGGCGTCTGACGCCTACCGGCAGACGGAGGGCGAGTGAGCGTGAAGGATGAACGATGAGTGCAAAGTGCAGAATGCAGACTTCAACGAGAAAGGATAGCTGATGGCCTATCAGCGCACGGCCCCCTATGCCCCGCGCCCGGGCCAGTGGCCTCGCGCGAAAAATCTATCCGCATTACCGGCTCCTTGCCAGGGCATCATGCAGCTCACGGGCGCCGACGCGGACGACAATTTCCTGAATGGCCGCCAGCCCGCGTATGGCGGCATCACGATGCTCGGGATCATTCGCCGCGAAATTCCTTCCGGGAAGCCCGGACGCATCATCAGCGGCATTGGCGCCCAGGCCTACGTCACCGTCGAGCTCGAGGCCGGCCAGTCGCTTGCCGCTGGCGATCGCGTCGGCGCGAAGGGCGGAAGTTGGTATGCCTGCAAGGACATGGCCGGTCCGATGCGGGTGGATCAGGTTATTGAAGTAGCCGATGACGGCCTGAGCGCCACGGCGCTCGTAACAATTACGGGCCGGCGCACGGATCACGTCTTCACGCGCAGCCGATCCGGCGATATGCAGGTCGCCGCGCAAACCTGGTATCTCAAAGGGCTTTTGCGGTTTCGTGAAATTTCCCCGGGACACGCGGAGATCTATATTGAGGGCAGTTGAGAATGGCAACAATTATCCTCATTGACGAAAACGGCAATCTGGGAACCTATGGCGTCGTCGAGCTGGGCGCCGGCCTGATGGCATTTAACAAGGGCGATGGCGTCGTGCAGATCGCGGCCTATTCGAGTCGCGCCAGCAGTGATGCATCGAGTGGGGCCTCAAGCCGCGCGTCATCGGACGCATCGAGCGACGCCTCGTCAAAGGCATCCAGCGACGCATCATCGAGGGGCTCAAACCTGGCATCCTCAGAGGCGTCGAGCGATGCATCGTCCAGGCAATCAAACCGCGCATCCTCAGACGCGTCGTCACGCGCATCGAGCCGAGCATCATCACGTGCATCATCGAAAGCCTCGTCATACGGTTCAAGCAATGCATCATCCAATGCCGGCTCATCGGAATGGTCAAAAAAGGATTCGTCCAAAGCGTCGTCAGATGCGTCCAGTAAAGCATCCTCGCGGGCATCGTCGAGGGCGTCAACTTTCGCTTCGAGCAATGCCTCATCGAATGCCGGCTCGTCAGAATGGTCAAAAAAGGATTCGTCGAAGGCATCGAGCCGAGCTTCAAGCAGGGCATCGAGTCGCGCATCGTCCGAAGCCTCCACCGGGGCATCCAGCGGTTTTTCGTCCGGGGCATCCAGCCGAGCTTCAAGTCGGGCATCCAGCCGCGCATCATCGCGTGCATCATCGCTGGCGTCGAGCCGTGCATCCTCTAAGGCCTCCAGCCGTGCATCTTCGGCCATGATCAGCCTGATCGAGAACAAATGGTACTGCCGGAAGGACGAGGAGTATATCAGCAGAGATTGTTCCGGGGCGGTTGTTCGGACAAATCACCCCTGTCTCCAATATCCTTTTGAGACGGGCTGCCTGCCACGAGTTGAGGAAGGTTCAAATTATTGTTCGGTCGTTGGCGGACCGTATGACAGCAAGGCCGAGTGTGAGGCGGCCTGCTCGCCGTAACTAAATGCCGAAGGCTGAGGCATGAGCTGCAAGGACTGTCAGACAGTTGACCCGAAGACGATTGAGTGCCGGCACATCAGCCGGAGGCATGAGCATTCAAATGAGTGCGGGCTGCTCAGCCGTGTCCTGGGGTTCCGGTGCAATGTGATGGCCGAGGACTGCATCGCCTGTCAGCGCGAGCGAAACCACGAACTGCCAGAGAGTCAATGGACAATTCTCAATCGCTTAGCCAAGGCGCGACTCGCGGCGCGCCTTCGCGCCGGCTGTCTGCCCCAGGTCCAGGAGACAAATCCCTTTGACCTGAATGCGGCGTTCGCAAAGTTCGCGTCGTTATCAGATAAACCTGAGCAAGAACAACTCCTGAAACAGATGCTCGATTTCCAGACAAAACATGGGGGCCTTCCGTTCGAGGGAATTGCAACCACGATTCGCGCGCTGGCCGATGAGCATGGCATCCCCCTGGCGTTCGACAGGGCTGGATTGGAGGAGCAGCACCGCGCGCACCAAGCAGAATTCCGGGCCTGCCGCTATCGCACTCAGGACGGCTGTTGCGGACATGAGAGGATCTCCTGTCCGTTCCACGCGCAGCCTCTAACCCCGCTGATATGCTCCGAATGCCACGTGCCCGGCCTGGATATTCCTCAGCCCGCGGAGGACGCGCCGACGCTGCTGTTCGCCCTCCGGCCAGGATATCGGGAGCGGCATACGACGTTTTTCCTCGAGCCGTTCGCCCGCGAGGGCTGGCGTATCGAGCATGTAATGATGGACCTCGAAAAGCCGCTGATGGGCCTGCCGGAAAAGATCAGACAGGTCGGGATTCCCGATGCCGTGATTCAGTGGGAAGAGCATGGCGTCGCTCGCGCCGTGCGGCCCTGGCGGGAGTTTCTCGAATGGTGCTATGACCGGAACATCGTGCCACTCAGCGTTGACTTCGGATACTTCGGCCACTATCAGCATTTCATGCTGGACCGTTACGAGCGCAACGGGTTCAGCTCCATTCACGCCGAATGGGACAGCGTGGCGGAAGCTGCCATTGACTGGCAGAAGCTGTCGTTTGATCTGAGGGATTATCATCGGCGCGTATCACGCGGCTATCGTGAAGCCCGGCAAAAGCCGCCGCTCATCCAGGGAAAGTACGTCGCGCTCTGGCTCCAGCAATACAGCACCCTTTGTCGCCTGCAGCCACGTGGACACCATAATGATCTGGTCCGTCGCATAGCCGAGGAGTTGAAAAAGCGCGGGCTGAAACTGGCCGTGAAGACGGCGCCCAGTACTCCAGAGACCGATGCGTTGACGAAGTGGCCGGACGGCGTGCACGTCTTTCGCCATGAGCAGGTTCCGAACGATACGAATCAACGACTGGCCGTGCACGCCGAGTACTGCCTCGTGATTTCCTCGAGCATGACGAACGAGTTCCTGCTCAACGACCTGCCGGTGGTCGCGCTCGGCCGGAGCTGGTTTCAGGGACACGACGTGTTCTGTGAGCCGCAATCGTGGGCAGATCTTCCGGCGAGCGCGCCGGCGATCAATCGTGAGGCGCGGAACAGGTACAGCAACTGGTGGCTGTCGCGGCAGTTCAGAAGTTGCGATGCTGGGCCTGCTTTGACGCGCATCGTGCATGCTGCGCAGAAAGATACGCGGCAGGCCCTGAAGCATCCGGGCACTGTCATTACCTGCATCTATGCGCCCGACAAACAAACTGAGCAGATGGCCGCGGCCAGCTTGAGCCATAGTCTCAAGGCCTTGCCTGACTGGAAAAAGATTGTGCCGATTGATCATGCCGGGGCGCTTCTGACGCTGGCCATTGCATCCGATAAGCTGACCGCGTTCACGATCCGCGAGGGCCATCCGCCGCGTATGGGCCAACTGCTGCGCGCGGCGGTGACTATTTCGGAGGGCGAGTATATTTTCAGTGTCGAGCAGGATGTGCTGCTGAAGGCAGAGCAGGCCAAAAAAGCGATTGCACTCATGCGAAGGCTGCCAAATCGCGTCGCCGCGCTCTATCTGAAATCAGTTACGGCGAATGGCCGGCCCGAGTATCCTTTTACGAGCGATTGGCCGGAGGCAAAGCCGTGGGCTGGGCATGGAGACTTGCGCATCCCGCGCTGGCCTACGTTGAGCTGCACGCTGTGGCGCCGCTCGGCCCTTGCACACATCAACTGGAATCGCGTCCCGGAACTCGAATTCGTGGACGGCGAGATCGGGAATCAACTGAAGCACGCTGGCTACGTATGCGTGATGACAGATGCGATTCAGGCGGTCCATCTGCCTCATTCGGCTCGCCGCTGTCTGCATGGAAGCGCGCGGACGCTGGCAATCGGCTGCCGCGGAAACATCTGGGACCGGCGCGGCATTCGGTTCGGCTGGAACGGCGCCAAGGATCTCGATGTGTGGGGGCCGGTGCTCGGCGCCCTGCCATTCGATGCCGACAGCTTCCGCGAGATCTACGTTTGCGGCGGGATGGAAAAGCTGAATCAAAACCAACGCGAAATCTTCACCTATGAGGCCTGGCGCGTGCTCCGCAACAATGGGCGTCTGGAATTCTGCATGGACATCGGCCCGCTCGCCCAGGAACTCGAAAAGGGGTTCCGCGTCGAGCGGGTCGCGCCCGAAAGGACCCGGGCATGGGCGATCAAAACCTAACGGTGATCACGACGGTCTTCGCGCCCGACGAGGAGGCGGCGGACGTCGCCATGAGATCCATGGCGAACACCCGCGAGCACTTCCCGGACGTCGAGCGGATCGCGGCCGTGGACCGGGCCACCGACTGGCTGCGCGGCTCCCTGCGCGACGGCGGTTGGCGGATTCTCGACCTCGGCCCGGGCGAGCCGCCGCGCATGATTCCGCTTCTCCAGAAAGCCGTTGAGGAATCGAGCCGCGACTTCGTCTGGACGATCGAGATGGACGCCTTCATTCAACCTGGCGCGCGCGAGATCGCGGAGCGCGTGATCACCTCTGACCCCCTCGTGGCTGCCGTCGAGTGCAATGCGCTGAACCATCGTGGGCGGCTCACGGAGCCCACCCACGGCCGGGCGTTGCGCGCCGCGCTGTGGCATGGAGATCCCCATGTGCGCGATTGCACGGGCGTGAGCTTCAACTGCACGGTGTGGCGCCGCGCCGCGCTCGACGATGTCCGATGGCATCAGCTTCCGGCCTTGATCAAGGCCGATACGCCGCTCTGCCGGCAGTTGCGCGCTGCTGGCTGGACGCTGCTGCTCGCTTGCGACGCCAGGGTCTATCACGTTCGACGCGTGAGTTGCGAGGCGCTGAAACGGTGGAGGGCCGATCGTGCACGCCAGTTCGTTGCGTGAAATGGAAACGCTGATCCATTCGTATCTGGGCGATGCCTGGGGTCAGCCGTTCCGCGTCCTGGACGTGGGGAGCTGCTGCGTGAACCGCAGCTTTCCACACACGTATCGGGAAGTGCTGTCGTCCGCCTGGACATACGTCGGCTGCGATACCGAGGCCGGGCCGAACGTGGACCTGGTCCAACTTGGCCCCTATCTGATCCAGGAGCAGGGCGATGCGTATGATGTGATCCTCTGCGGCCAGGTCTTAGAGCACGTCGAGGAACCGTGGCGGCTGATGAAGGAGATGGCGCGCCTGATGATGGCCGGCGGGCTGTTGTTTGTCACCGCCCCCTGGCAGTGGGAGATCCACCGCTATCCGCTCGACTGCTGGCGGATCCTGCCGGACGGCATGGACGTGCTCATTCGGCTCGCGGAATTGCAGAAGATCACGACGTTTGTCAATGGGTCCGACTGTTGGGGAATTGCACGGAAAGCCGAACCACAGATAAACACAGATGAACACTGATGACTGAACACTGAGGGCTGAACAATGAGCAGTTGCGCGGACAAGATCACGAAGATCCTGGGCCTGACCCAGGCCCGGAACCTGCTCGACGCGCTCGACGACGAGGGGACGGCGCACGAACGCATCGCCCGCGAGCAGATTGCAAAGTTCAGCCAGGACATGCAGCAGAGTTTCGCGCTGATCGAGATCGGGCACATGCTCGACAGCATTATCACGCATCAGAAGGCGTCGAATGACCGGCTCGGCAAGCTCGAACAAAACTACAACGGCGTCATGTCCGGTCAGAAGCCGGGCTGCCGGCATCTCGACCTGATGGAGAAGCGTTTCTGGCGAGTGTTCGCCGTGGGTATCTCGATGCCGATTCTGATCGGCATCATTCTTTATGTCGTGAGGAGGTTGCTATGAAAACGGAAACGAATTCACCGCAGAGAACGCAGAGAACGGAAAAAGGGCTTATGGGCAACGACAAGGCCCGCGCAGTGAAAGGTATCTTCGTGGTGATCGCTGCAGCGGTTCTGACAGGGACGATTCTTGTCGGGTGTGCGGAGATCGCCGAGAGAATCCTGACCGGCCCAGAGGAACGGCCATCAGCCCTTCGGCCACGAGCTCAGGGCCAAGTGGCGGTCAGCGGTGAGCCGTCAGCCGTCAGCCGTCAGCCGTCAGCCGTCGGCCGTCAGCCATCAGCCATTCCCAAAGTCGAGACCTCCGTCGCCGAGTTCGTTGTGACCGCGGCGGAGAAGGGTATTCTGAACACTGGTTGGGTCAGTCTGGGGACGGCCGTGGCCGGCGCCGGGCTGACATGGCTTCTGCGTCAGCGGCGGGTGTTGAAGGAGCGTGGCGTGTCCGTCGGCCAGACGGCGACAATTCAAGCGCTTGAGGACAAGTACAAGGACCCGGCAAATGGCAAGATCACGATTACGGAGGAGGATCTCCGCAAGCTGCTCAGTCAAAAATATCAGGAGGCCGGCATCGCTCGCAAGACGGCCCGGGCCATGATAGACCGGAACAAGGATTTGATCAAAAACGATGACTGACGCTTGACGGCCGATCGCCGAATCCGCGTCTCGCCTGCTAAAGGCTAAAGGACTGCCACAGAGATCACTGAGAACTCTTTGGCCTCTCTGGCAGGCTGTTTTTATCCCGCTCGAACTCCGCCTGCCCGCACAGATACCGCCAGGCGAGGCGGAAGATGAGGACCGTCAGGATCGCCGTGTTGATCGCTTCAAGGATTTCCAAGATTCTTCACCGCAAAGGCGCAAAGAACGGAAAGGACGGAAGGTTCCTGGTTACGAAAGGACGAGGAGAGCGATGACATGAGGGGAACCGGAGATGCTACTCTGCGAAGTCTCGCTACGAAGCACGAGTGAACGCCGATAGACGCCGATGAGCCGAAACGATTCATCGCAAAGGATGTAAAGAACGGCAAGGGAACCACGGATGAACACCCTTCGACTACGCTCAGGACAGGCGGATGGACACGGATTTCATGGGGCCATCCACACGGGCTTGCCTGCGTTGTCGAAGAACACAAGCGCGCCCTTTCCTCCGATGTTTCCGAGGCCAAGCAGAGGCTGCACAGAGCCAGCCTTGTCCTGAGGACCGTAAAAACGAATGGCAGTTTTGTCTTTGTCAGCCCGCAAAGCTGCCGCACACACTCCTTGTGTATTTGCCACGGCAAGAGAAGGAACGGCCTTGTCAAGGACCAACGACAATCGAGGCAGCCCGGAAGGATCATAAAACCGGATGAATCGCTCCCCTTGTTTTTTCACACTCATTTCGATTGCGCCTCTACCTTCCGCATCGAACAGGGTAAGACGAATCCTGTCGGCCTCGTAACCGAGGAAGGCTTGCCGCTTCATGTTTTCGTCCACGATCTGAAGGAACTGCGTCGTGACCACTCTGGTATAGCCGCGCGGAAAGGGCGCTTCCTCGTTGCCTTTCTCCGCCGCGGCCTGGGCCGTGGCACGAGGGAGGCTGATCTGCACGAGGCCGCCGCCGAGAAGGCCCATGATCGCAACGACTGCCAGCAGCAAGACGTACTGTTTCCGTGACATGACTTTCTCCCTTTAATCCTGGTCGGGATCAATCCCAGCGTCTTCAAGTTTTTTGCGAAGGCGCATGACCTCTTTTTCCCAAACTATCCGGGCGGTGCGTTCCTTGTCAAGTTGATCCGTATAATAAACTGCTGGCGCCTCTGAAAGCTTCGTCTCTATATAGTGAGCAGCTTCCGGCGATCGGGCGACTATCGCAAGGCGGCGTAACTCGGCAGACTCTTGGGGCGTGGCCTTGAGGGCCTTGACCAATTGTTCGACACGCTGAGGCGTGGGCCACTTCGTCAGCTTGTCCGGATCGGTGTTTTCATATCTCGCTATCATCGTCAAGGAGACTCCCAAAGATTCGGCCAGTTGAGTGGCCGTAAGTCCCTCACGCTCGCGTAAGCTCTTGATGAGCTTTTGACATCGGATGTGCATAAATCCCTCGGACGCGCGGCGGCTTAGGAAGCGTAACCGAAAAAGTTTGGTCTGTCAAGCGTTTTTTTGCAAAAGCCGCTTGACAAACGCAACTGATGTTGTATAATAGAGAGTGTGGAGGAGGAGTGATATGAGATTTGAAGGCGCGAAGTTGGCAGGGATTATGGGGCGGCGGGGCATTTCGGCCGGCGAACTGCACCGGCAGATGGTCCGCCAAGGGTGCGACATCAGCCGCCAGACGATTTATAATTGGCTCAATGGGCGGATTTCATACCCGAATCAGGCGGACTTGGCCGTCGTCGCAGGTATATTCAATGTCTCGACGTCTTATTTTTTCGACCCAAACCCAACGCAACACGTTGCGTGCACCCCAGAGGCCCGCACGAGCGCCAGCGGCCCCAGCCAGTCGGCGAAGAAGGGGGCCGGGGCATCCCAGAAGGGGAGGCGGCGATGAATCGCGTCAGATCGCACGAGAACGCCTGTATGGCGAAACGCCCTGTACGAGAGATCGGAGATTGCCCGGTGCAATGGTGGGGGTATCTGAGCAGCGATCGCAAGACGGTCCTCGTCATGATCCTTGTGGATTATCGCATCTACGAGGATGGGGCCATTCGACTGTCCGTGCCGGTTCTCGGCAAGACCTGGACGGGGAGGGAGTGGAACATGTCAGCCTACCATGCGGCAAGTCTGGCCGTTCAGAAGTGGGCCGAACACAAGACAGGGCAGGAATTCGAGCCGGTCCACGAACGCCAATTTGAGACCGTTGCTTACCAGAAAGAGACGACGGCGGTGCGCTTCAACATTCCTCGTTGGTGGGAAGATCAAAGATGACGCAAAGGAGCGAGAGATGAGAATGATTAGGCGAAAGTGTATTCCTTCCACGGAATGCGGGACGCATCAGTTGACGCCAGTAAATCCACCAGGTCGGTACGACCCTGATACTCAAACAATCCACGTGAGTCCTGCGCTGCTAAGACGATTGGAAGGCCTGGAAAGTATGCTCGGACGGCTGCCCGCGTCTTTGCTGCGCCATTCTGCGTCTGAATCACAGCGGGTTTCACGATGACAATCGCAAAGGAGACACCCTGTTCACGGATGACTGCCCCATGGATCTTTATGCTCATGGCCTTGCTCCCTTACAGCAGGCTTATGGGCTGGGAGCCCTGCGCCCAATACGCAGGGTTCCCTACTTGTCATAATTCTAACAGCGTTCCTGGTAGGCGACAAGGCGAAAAGGCGCCTGTGGGGAAGGGCAGAAGTATGAATGATGAGCGATGAATGGTCGAGTCGTTATTCTACATTCATCATTCTGCCTTCTGCATTGCCGTTCGAAGGGAGGTCCAAATGGCTTGGCGAAGGGTCTGGGTGTGGCGGCGGAAACTCAAAAGTCGGACGACGTATGCAATACGCTGGTATGACGAGGGTGGACATGTGCGAACGGAGGCGGTGGGCATGGAGCGGGCTGTGGCGGAGGAGCGGCGCTGTCGCAAGGAGATAGAGTTGAACGGGGCGGAGACCGAGCGCGCGCGGACGGTCACGCTGCGCGAGCTGACGAACTTCTTCCTCTCGCTGAATGGCAGGTTTCCCGCATCGGAGATACCCAGACCCGGGAGCGGGTCCGCGTCGGCTGCGCTTCTCGGCCCCCTGTCGGCGGCCGGCCGGCCCGCTCCCCGGGCCGGGATGTCATGCGGGCTTAGCGAACGAAGGAGCTTGTGATGGCGGAGAAAGAAGCCAGGCTGCTGCGCGTCGTCCCGGCGGCGGTGAAGTTCTACGAGATTTATGGTCGGATCATCGCCGAGGTGGTGATTGACGGCGATCTTCTGACCGACTGCGATGTCACTTACCGGCCTCACTGGTTGGAGCTTGCATTCGAGGAGAACGATAGAGGATAACCCGGGATGAATACGAATCACCTTAGCCACAGAAGTGGCAGGGTAACACTGACGGATTGGGTGCAACTCGCCCGCCGTGGTGTGAGAATCATTCGGCAACCGAGATCAGCCTATGGTGCACAAGATCAGTATTGCTTCATGGCAAGCTGGAAAGACTTCGAGGCCTGGGGTGCCACGCCAATTGCCGCTGTTCGCACATTGCTGATGAACGTGATTAAGGGAATCCGCTGTGAATTGGAGGAGAAGCACGGATGAATACGAATCACCTTAGCCACAGAGATCACCGAGAGCACAGAGAACGAAATCGTAGCTCTGAGACCTCTGCTTGCTCTGAGCGCAGTCGAAGGGTGTCCTCTGTGGCAGATGTTCAGGCTCGCGCCGCGGGTGTCAAAGGCGGCCAGGGCCGGTCTGACGGCGAGGTGTACGAGGACGGCGTGCTCGCGGCATGGCTGCTGATTGGCGCGGTGATAGCTGCTGGCGCGTGGGGCATCGCGTGGCTGATCGTGGCGTTGAGCTGAGGGCTGAACGCTGAGTGCTGAACGCTGAGGCCTAGCTGATGAAGATGAAGGCGAAACTGATGCCCGACATGAGGCACATTATCGTGCACGTCGAGCTCAATGCCCGATGGACCTGGCGGATGCGGATCGCCTATTGGCTGCTGCGGCTCGCGGGCAAGTTCGCAGGATGGCGCTTCGGGGGAATAAAGAGGACATCTGCCACCCAGCACACCGAGAGTATAGAGGAGGGATGACAGATGCCGGACGGAGACAAGAGAAAACGGAGCCTTATCTCTGTGCCCTCTGTGGCAAATCCTGAATGTTGGTTTGCGACGTATTGCGCCAGTTGGGGACGCGCGATCTGGCGGGGCGAGCGGCCCGATTATTCCGCCGCCTCAAGGTCCTGGCATCGGAGTGGCGGGCCGTTTGCCTCTGATCGCGGCGGCACGAAATGGCTGCTTGACACGATCTGGCCGGAGGACCTGGAGCTGGCCGAGGGCGAAATCCGGGAGATCGAGCCGCTGGAGCGGCTGTGCGAGAAGAAGCGGACGCCAACGGAGGAGCTTCTGCTCGCTCTCTGGATTCGATCCGCGTATGCCGATGACGCGGGGCTGCGGACCGGTGGTGTTCCGGTGTTGGAAAAATTGCATCAATGGCTTATCGAGCGGCGGCTGATCGGCTCAAATGGATTCCCGAACGTGGGACAGAGGAACTTCAGGTGAACACAGATACACACAGGTTCATGCGAGGCACGCGGCCCGCTGTGGCGTGAGATGGGGAAATGACCTATGCAACGGTATTCACGTGACGAAGAGATGGGCGACCTCTATGACCGTCGGCTGCGCCGATGGATCACAGTGCGGACGGAACGGCAGATCGGGAACCACTATTACATCAATTCCCCTGGTCCCGATGCGCGTGTAGTCAACCGGGACGACGTTGAGGAGCGGCGCTGATGGCGACGAAACTCAACAAGGCGGTTTGCCGAGAGATTGAGTTGCGGGGCCTGCCGCCGGCGGACCGAGGCGCGTATCTTGTGAAATTGTATCCCAGGGCGACGATCGGCCTGCGCCGCAAACGGCACAAGAAGGAACTATTCGTCAGCATGATGGACATTTATCGTCTGGCCTGCACGCGCGAGGCGGATCGAGTGCGGGCGGAGAAGGCTGAGAAGCGGCGGGGCGCACGTCGGCTGACGCAAAGGGGGAAAAGGAGAACGAAACGATGAGTAAAGTGATCATCGGACTTTTGACCGACGCAGCAAAAATCGTGCAGAGGGCTGCCGCCGAAATCACACGGCTGCACAAGGAGAATGAGCAGTTGCAGATAGAGCGCGACGCGGCGCTCCGGCGCGTGAAAGAGGCGGAGGACCTGATGCGACGGGCGGCGGAGCAGACCAATGTACGGCCATTCCGGCCATGCCCTAATTGAGTCTAAGGAGAAACGGATGAATGCGGATGAGAATGTAGCGATCAGTTCAGCGGTCAGCGTCGCAGACGTCGAGTTGAATCGGATCAAGGGGCTGTCCGATGAGCGGCGGCTGCCGCGCATTGGCAAAATCCGCTTGGGCGAGCGGCGGATCAGCGCACGGACGGGCGAGGAGTATCCGGTGGCCCTGGACCATTTCAAGTTTGATGACGAGACGCGCCAGGCGTACCCGGAGATTCAGGAGATCTACGGCCTGGAGCCGAAGGAGCTCGATGTGCTGCTCCCCGCCGATCAGCAGGAGGTCGTGTTTCCCCAGAGCTACAAGCTCTATGGCTTCTCCCACGGCCTCAAGTGCAAGGGCAACGGCGAGCGGGCGGTCCGCTTCCTCTGCGCGAAGTGCCACCAGTTGACGTGCAAACACAAGGACGTCGAGCGCGTCCGCGTCGAGGTCAAATGTCCCTGCGATCTTCTGGCGAAGGGCGAGTGCCGGCCGGTCGGGAGTCTGATGGTCATGCTCCCGCGGATCACGTGCGCGGGGGTGTTTCAGATAGACACCGGCAGCCGGACGAACATCGTGGATCTCAACAGCGGCATCGCCTACGTCCGGAGATTATGCGGGCGGGCGGCAATGGTCCCGCTCAAGCTCCGGCGCGTGCCGCGGCTGATGCACCCCGGCGGCCGCGCGGTCACGGTTTATACGTTGCAGCTCGTGTTCGACGCGGACCTGGAGACGATTGCGCGGATTCAAAGCGGGCGGCGGCCGACGGAATATGTGATTGAGCCCCCGCATGACGATGGGGACGAGTTGCCAGCCACAGAGGCCACAGAGAACACAGAGGGCGGAAAGAAATCGCGTGGCCAACGACGGAATACGAGAGCTACGGAGAAGACAGAGGGCGCCGAGGGCGGACGTTCCGCAATCCGAAATCCGCAATCCGAAACGGGAAAGTTGCCGATTGATGAGGGGCAAAAGGAGAGAATCAAAAAGCTCCGCCGAGAGCTGCGACTTTCGGCAATCGAGTGGGACGCGCTACTCAGGCGATATGATGCCAATAGCGGGAACGAGCTCGATGAGGATCAGGCCGACGAATTGATCCGGGAACTGAAGGCAAGACAGTCCGCAGATGGCGCAAATGATCAAGAAAAGGAAAGCGGCCCGGCCGCCTCGCCTTTCAATCGAAGCGAAGGCATCAAGGAAATTCAGCATTACGTGAACACGGCGAAGGATCTGACGAACTTCGATGAGGCTTGTGCGCGGCTCGGCTTGAAGCGTGACAATTGGCAAATGGCAGGTGATACGGTGAGTGAAAAGCTACTCTCAGATGTCCGCGACCTCAAAGCGGCGAAGGACTCATCATTGCGGAATGCCGAATGACTGAACACGACATCATTGAGGCGCTGCGCGTGAAGTGCGCGGGGGATGCGTTTTTTGACCGTGCCAAACTCGGGCCGACGTGGGGCGGACGCGGGCTACGGATCATGGACGCCGTATCGTTACGGAAGAGTTGGGCGCGGCCGTGTATCAACGGGTTCGAGGTCAAGATCACACGGCCCGATTTTCTGCGAGATGAAAAGTGGCCAGACTATCTGGATGTATGCAATCGCTTCTATTGGGCGTGTCCGAAGGGGCTGATCAAGCCTGATGAAATAGACAAGCGCTGCGGCTTGATCTGGGTGAATGAGAAGGGCATCGCGCACACGCGCACCGCCGCCCGATATCGCCAGATCGAGCCGCCGGACGGCCTGCTGATGTATCTGATTATGACGCGGCTGGACAATCCATACAAGGGATTGGTTGACAATCGCACGACGCTGAAAGACTGGCTGGGGGGCAAGCGGGACGACGCAGAGTTGGGCCGCCAGGTCGGGGGGCGCATGGGGAAACATATCGCCGAGCTTTCCAGTGAGCTGGAATCCCTTCGTCTCAATCACAAGGAATATGAGGAAACGCTCAAGCAGTTCGGAATCATATCGCCCTGGCAGCTCGCGGCGCGGCTCAGCGAGGAGCCGAAAGCTCTAGTAATCCAAGCACTGGATCACGCGCTTCGCAGTCTCACACGCGCGCGGAAACGTCTGAGGGGGACGAGCGAACAGAGCGATGTTTGAGAGGAGCGACACATGCCTGAGACATTTATGAAGGCGATTACGCTCTGGCAGCCGTGGGCAAGCCTCATCGCCCTGGGGCATAAGACGATTGAGACCCGCGTGCATGATCGGTTTGGTTTGCTGAGAAATCAGCGAATAGCGATCCATGCAGGCAAGCGATTCGATGACGAGGCCGGGAAAATAATCAGTGGCGCGGTCGGCAGAGTGATATGGCTCCCATCGGGGCTGGATTTGGGTGTGAAACTCGGTTGGCCTTTCGGCAAAGTGGTGTGCACAGCCATGGTCGCAGCGACTCGGTGGCTGACAGACCTCGACACAAGGGCGGTTCTATGCCAAGCGGCGGGCCTGTTCGGTTTGGTCCTTAGAGACATCCGCAAGCTGGAGCCGCCGATCGCGGCGAGCGGACGTCAGGGCATCTGGGAATGGAAGAATAATGCAGCGGCCAATTGAGTTCACGTTTGCCAGAAAGAACACCGAGGACACCGAGATTGCAAAGCGTCCGACTAACTCTGTGCGCTCTGTGACCTTTGTGGCAAAGGCCGTTGACGTTCGCACGCCCGCGGCGCGACTGACGGACCCGGTGACTTCTCACGAGGCGGCAGAAGCAATCACCAATTCGGGCCGACGTCAGAAGCAACAGCAGGCGGTGCTGCAGGCGATCCGCTCATATCCCGGCTGCACGGGGCACGAGCTGGCCCGGTTCAGCGGGCTGAATTACTACGTGATCATGCGGCGTGTGTCGGAGATTGAACTGGCGGGCAGGATCACACGAGGCGAGGCGAGGATGTGCGGCGTGACGGGACGGAAGGCGACGATGTGGTTTCCGGTAACGAACCGTGCACCACGGAGAACTGAAACCACGGATGCTACTCTGCGAAGTAGGCTTCGCTACGAAGCACGAGTGGACACCGATAAACACTGATAGAACGACAAGAGGGCATCCGCAGATGGCGCAGATGACGCAGAAACGAGAGCATACGCGGCTGCGGTGAATCAGTCGAGGCTCGTGTTTCGGCTAGCGCAATCCGGAGACCGGACTTCGGCCAGCCGCGCATGACTGAGCGGGCTGTCAAACTTCTCAATAGGCATGGAAAGGAGGCGGGACGATGGCGCGACAGAAGAGGGCGAAACTCATAGAGGTGGCGGTGGACGATCTCATTTGCACGCCGGACAATCCGCGCGTGATCAATGAATCATCGGAGGATTTCAAGGAGCTCATGGCGAGCGTGAAGGAGACGGGGGTGCGCATCCCGGTCCTCGCGCGGCCGCATCCGGATGGGGATGGCAAATACGATCTCCGTTATGGTGCGCGGCGGGTGCTGGCGGCGAAATTGGCCGGACGCAAGACGGTGCCGACGATCGTCCGGGAGATGACGGACGCCGAGGCGTTCGAGGAGACGTTTATCGAGAACTATTCTCGAAACGATCTCACGCCGCTCGAACAAAGCCGCGCAGTGAGCACGCTGCTTGAGCGGTTCAGGGGCGACGTGCGCGCCGTCGCGGCGAAATTGGGGCATACGGAAAAATGGGTGCGCCTCCGCGCCCGTCTGCAGAAGCTGACGCCGAAGTGGCGCGAGGCGATCGCCGATCCGCAGGAAGAGGCATCGCACTGGACACCGGGACATCTGGAGTTGATCGCCCGGCTGCCGGCCGCGACGCAGGATGAGGCACTGGATGAATTGGGCGGTTGGCCAGAGCCTACTGTATCGGCAGTCGAGCGGCAACTGAACGACAGGTTCCTCCGCCGCCTCTCGGGCGCGCCTTGGGATCTCGAGGACGCCACGCTCTATCCGAAGGCGCCGCCGTGCTCTGAGTGCCCCAAGCGCACCTCCCGCCAGGGCGTCTTATTCCTCGACGATCTGGAGGAGGAGACGGTCAAGAAACAGGACCGATGCCTCGACGTCGCCTGCTGGCAGCGGAAGCTCGCCGCGTACATCGCGCAGCGGGCAAAGGAACTTAAGGCCGAACATCCGAATCTGGCCTTTGTCATCACGAACTATCCCAGCAACGAAGAGATCGAAGAGATCGTGGAGCTGAGAAAAGCCTGGGGGCATGTGCAGATGCCATTTGAATTCAGCGCCGCCAAGAACTCGGCCGATGGCGCGCAGCCGGCGCTCGTCGTCCACGGCCCGGGCGCGGGGAAGCTGAAGTGGATCAAGCCCTCTGGCGGCTATCAAGCGGACAGAGAACGAGCAGGAGGCTCGCCGGGAACGCCGACGCCGCTCAATGAGCGACGCGAAAAGCTGAACGCGAAGCGCCTCGCAGCGGTTCTGAAGGATGTGCAGGCGAAGCTTCAAAGGGTCGAGTGGCCCGATCTGAAAGAAGCAGAACCGGGATTGCTGCTGCGTCTCTTGGCAGCGTTCGGAACGCACGCTGTATCTCATCACGCCTTCGGCGGGGACGAGTGGACGTACTTCGACAAAACAAAGCCCGGCGAGTGCCTGAACGAGGCCTGGCGGCACATCCGGGCTCTGCTTCATTCGCGCCTGGCGAGCAACGCGCCGATCACGGAGACGCCGCCCCAATATCGTCAGGAAGCGATTCGCGTCACCAAGTTGTGCGGGTTCGATATGAAGGCGATCAAGGCCGAGGCGGCGCAGACGTATCCGGAGCCCAAGGCGTGGAAACATCTCAACGCCGATGGCACGCCGAAGAAGGCGGCCACCACGAAGCGCAGGAAGAAGTGAAACCACAGATGGACACGGATGAACACTGATAGAAACAACAACAGACCATCCCTGTAAATCCGTGTTTATCCGTGGTGGGAAGGTCCCAGATGATGAATGCTGAACGATTGAGACGGGGGCTCTGGGTTATTGTCGGCGGGGAATCGGGACCTGGCGGACGGGCGACGAGGCGCGAATGGTTCACGGCATTACGAGATCAGTGCCAGGCCGCGGGCGTGCCGTTCTTCATGAAACAGATGGGCGGGCATCCGAGCAAGCGGGCACGCATTGACGAGATCCCCCTGGAACTCAGGGTGAGAGAATGGCCACATGAGAAAGCCAAAAACGAGTGAGCAACTCTACGTCTATTGCTGGGGGAACAATCCGGCGCGGGCGAGGATGAAGGGGCGGGTGTGCCGCGTCCTGGCGCGTGGGGCGAAGAACAGCGTGGCGATTGAGTTCGTGGATAACGGGGAGAGGACGCTGACAAGCCGCAATGCGCTGAGAAGGGTATCCACAGATTACGCAGATGACGCAGATGGGAGAGGGCAAGATGAAGCCGGAAGGCGAAAAAGCGAAGGCGCGGTCTCAACGTGACGCGGGGATTGAGAAGAACGTGGCGGAGGCGGTCTATCCCCTGGACATTGTGGGGGATGGCGCGATTCTGAAGTGCACGTTGGCCACGAAGGGGGCGTGGTTTCTGTCGCTGCTTCACATGTGGCGGGATAAGATGGACCGGGTGACGGGGGATTACGCTGGGTTAGGACGGATGTGGGGCTGCTCGGAGGGGGAGGCGGGGCGCGTGACGGAGGAATTGAGGCAGTACAAGGTCTGCGCTGTACGCATCCGTAACGGCAATGTAACGCTGATTTCGCGCCGCCTGGCACGGCGACGAGAGCAAAGGATAGCAACGCAAAAGCGCGTTGCCGAGCACCGAAAACGCGCCAGTAACGGCGATGTAACGGGCTGTAACGGTGATGTAACATGCAAAAAGGGCCTCCCTTCTTCTTCTTCTTCCTCTTTAAAGGAGTTAAACCCCCCCAAGGCCCCCCCTTTGCAGGAGGGGGCTGGGAGGCGAAAAATTCGCCGTGAGAGGAAGCGGCAAGATGGGAATGGCCAGTGGGATGATGAGACGTTTGCGACGGTGGTGCTCTGCGCGCCGGATGCTTGGCGTCTGGAGATTCGGAAGCGGGCGAAGGCATTGAGGTCATATGCTCCGCGGCGGGCGCTGGGGCATTTGCTGGATGTGGCGCGTGAGAATCCGGCTGAGGTGCAACAGGCGTGCGAGATGATTTTCGGGCGGCTGAAACTGAAACGGCCGCCGAGTGACAAGGCGTATGACGCGGCGGTGCAGATTCTGAAAAGGTGACACGTGCTTCGTGCCTACTCCGCAGCACGTGGCCGGGGAACGGAGACGATGAGACATGGCAGCCTTTTCGCGGGGATTGGAGGTTTTGGTCTTGGATTCGAGCAAGCGGGCATCAAGACGATCTGGCAAATCGAGAAGGACCATTATGCGAAAGGGATTCTCAAAAAGCACTGGCCCGAGGTTGTCCGATTTTCGGATATTACCAAGGTCCTCAGCGGCAGCCTTTTTGAAACGACTCCGGAGTATTGCGAGATTATCTCCGGCGGCGATCCCTGCCCTGTTCGTTCGCGGGCCAGGTTTGGCCGTAAGTCGCGACATCCCGACCTATCGGGATACTTCCTTGCCCTGGTCGGACGACTTCGCCCTGCATGGGTGGTCCGCGAAAATGTTCCTGCACCAGATGTTGTCGAATTCCTCGCCGCATTGGAAATGCTCGGATACGGACTCACTGCTATCGAATTCGACAGTCGCGATTTTACGGGTCAGAGTCGCAAAAGACATTTCTGTATCGGATGTCCTCCTGACCTCTTGCCCAAGTTCAAGCGAGCTGTTCTTGACGCGGCGGATGATTTTGGATCTGGCCAAGCGCGCGGTGAAGAATCGGCGCCGATTACAGCGTGTCTTGCTGCGCACCCGAACCGGTTGGCGTCGGAGTGTAGTTATTGTTTCGAGCCGGGGCGGGGGCTTCGGCTTCTCTCTTGCGAAGAGCGAGAAGCCCTGCAAGGATTCCCCCGAGGCTGGACTGCTGGCTTATCTCGAAGACGCCGTTGCATGTTACTCGGCAACGCGGTGACGGTGCCAATTGCTAAATGGATTGGTGAAAGAATCATGGAAACGATCCGGACGGTGGCAAAAGGAGGAGTGATACGTGAGCGGGCATGAAACGCAAAGGGGTCGGGCCAATCCGGCATTGGAGTTACCGTCTCTCTACACGGAGGAGGATGCGATGCGGATTTTGCGTGTGAGGTCGAAGGGGGCTCTGGCGAATCTTCGGCGAACGCGGAGGCTCGGGTACGTGAAGATCGGGCGGCATATTCGGTTCACGCGGGAGGATCTCGAGGCGTGCATCGAGACAGGACGGGTTAAGGCGAGGGGGGAATAAAGGGTTCAGGATTGAGGATTCAGGATTCAAGTGAGGAGACCTGAATCTTGAATCGTGAATGGCGAAGGGGTATGATGATGACAATGACCCGTGGCCGCAGGTTGGGAAGGAGGTGATGGTGATGGCTTGGCGACGGGTCTGGGTTTGGAAACGGAAGCTGAAGACGCGCACGTCGTTCTATCTGCGGTGGTATGATGAGCAGGGCTGGGTTCGGAGCGAGAGCGTGGGAACGGATAGCAAATTGGCCGAGGGTCTCCGACGCAAACGCGAGTTCGAGTTGAATGAGGGGCTGTTCAATGCGCCGCGTCAGATTCGATTGAGTGGGTTTGCGGATGAGCATCTTCGGCTGATGGCGAATCGGTTGGCGGAATCCACGCGGGTCGGACGGCGGAAGGTGCTCGAGCTTTTTCAGGAGGCGGTGGGCGATAAGCGGCTGGTGGACATCGAGGCGAGGCATGTGGAGGATTACCTGGCGCAGCGGCTCGAGGAACGTAGCGCGGCAACGGTGAATAAGGAGCTTCGAGTGCTGAAGGCGGTGTTCAGCCACGCGGTGAGGCGGGGCTATCTGCGCGACAGTCCGTGTCGGCACGCTGGCCTGCTGCGCGAGGCGGAGACGGAGAAGCGCGTGCTGTCTGTCCAGGAGGTCGAGCGGCTGTTCGTGGCGTGTGCGGATGCCGAGCTCCGGGTGTTCGTGTTCGTCGCGCTGACGACGGGGATGCGACGTGAGGAGATCGTGGCGCTGGAGTGGGATGATGTGGATCTCGAGGGCGCGACGATCACCGTGCGAAACAAGCCGACACACCTGACGAAGAATCGCCGGGAGCGAGTGCAGCCGCTTGTGTCAGAGGCAGTCGAAATGTTGCGCGAGTGGCAAAAAGATCACGAGGGCGCGCGCCTGTTTGCGTCGCGTGATGGCGAGCAAGTCGGGCCGGCGATGCTGCGGCGATTCAAGCAGATGACCAGAGCGGCGGGGATCGGTGAATGCACATTGCACGACCTGCGTCGGTCGTTCGTCAGTCACCTGGCGATGGCCGGCATCGGAGCGCAAACGGTCAGGAGGCTCGTCGGCCATGCGTCCATCGCCACGACGGACCGCTACTACACGCACATCCTGCCGGACACCTTGCGCCAGGCGGCGCGGCAATTGCCCTATGTCGCCATTGTATCACAATCGTATCACGCGGAGTCTGAGAGCAGTGGGACAAAGTCGGCGGCGAGCTAAGGGCTTATTCTATAAACTCTTCAGGAACAAGGGCGAGTGGTGGAACGGCAGACGCATCGGACTTAAAATCCGAAAAAGCCTCCGTGCTCACCCTACAATACAACCTGCGGCCATAGCGTCACTTACCCTCACATCTACTTCTCCCCTTAAGGATTATGTCTGTGCAATCAACCGGGGTTGCTTTCAGTTCGCCTCCGTTGAATTCCTCTGGCGGTCGCTCGAATCGTATCATAATCGTATCATCTGGCTGGGTCCTTCCCACGGGGGAACGCCCGGGGGAGGTTAATGGAT